GTAATTAAACATCTCTCAGTTAAGAAATGTAGTTGCATTGCATCTAAAGCAGATGTAGCAGCGCCTACAGAACCAGTAACCCAAGTTTTCATTCTTCGATCATCAGTTTGTGAAGCTCTAAATCTTACGTGTAAGAAAGGACGTCTCATACTAGCTCCAACAGTTTGATCATAAACTGAAGAAGTACCAGCAGGAATTATAACACCTCTAATAGCGTCAGATCCAGCAACTGCGTTAATACCACCTCTTGTAGCTAAGTCGTTTAAGTATCTAAAGTCAGACTTGTAGAAGTCATAAGAACCTCTTCTAAATCCTGAGAAACCTAAATTTAAAGCCATATCTTCAGAGTTATTAAATACTCCGTAAGAAGTACCACCAGCTCCGTAAGAGTTCATTGAAGCTAACATGTCATCAATAGCTAAGCTAGTTGATCTGTTAACAAACATCATATACTCTTCAATAGCACCTTGCTTGTCAAACTCTGCAAGTATTGCATCAAACTCAGCTAGATCAGTAGCAGCGTTAACACCAGTTACACCAGAAGTTACGTTACCTCTATCAGTAATAGCATCAAATAAACCTTGAGTACCAACTAAAGTATCGTTACCAGCTACAGGTGTTCCTAAGAAAGTGTCAACAGCATTTGTACCAGAACCTCTAACAGACTCTAACATTGCCATTTCGATGTAATCAGTAAATCTAGCTCTAGTATCAGCTTCAGCTTTTAAATACCATAAGTAACCTGATTGACCATCTTCACCAGAAACTTCAACCCATCCAATTCTAGACGCATCAGAACCCGATACTTCGTAGTAATCTTTCATTATGATTGGTTTGTTAGTAAAAGATTTGAAATCTGGCTCGTTAGCTGTTCTTGCTTCTGTAGTAGCGGCTCCAGCAGCATTGTAACCAACACCTTTTGCAAACTCAGAACCATAAACTAAAAGAATAGTTCCTTTTTCAGCAGTGTTTCCAGAAGTTGGTATTGTAGAACCATCATAAGTTGCAACAGTAATATCACCAGCAGTTGCACCAGATCCTAAAGCTGTAACTACACCCTTAAATACTCCAGTAGGAGCAGCTACAATAACAGTATCATTTAATCTAACACCATGAGTTAATAAACCGTCCGTAGCAAATCCATTTTCATCAATATCACACTGAACAGTTATAACGTTGTCAGCGTCAATATCACCTTTGTATGATAAATGTAATCTACCTTGCTCAGACCATACTACTTGATCAGCAGTCATAGCCTCTTCTGCACCAACTTGAGCTAAAAAACCTGAAATAGTTCTTGGTCCAAAAACTTCAGCTTCTTTTTCCATCAAGTCCGGCACGTATTGTTGTCCCCAACCTGCGTTGTCTGCAGACGAGAGATCTAGATAATTTGAAGTAAGTGTTTGCTTTATCGCAGCAGGCACACTGTTCAAATTAGTTCCATTTGTAATTGCCATAATTTTGTAATTTTAATTGTTAATTTTTGTTTTTAATTTTAAATTTGAAGTCATTAGAATCACTACCTAATACTTTTACTTTCATACCACCAGCCTCAATAACACCAGAGTGTTGTTGACGTGGATCCATGCTAACATTTTTAGACTTAGCAATACTGTCTTTTAAAGCATCAGCTTTACCTTGTTCATAAAAATGTTTTGCAATAGCATCAGGATTCATAGCTGTAAATAAAGATTTATGATAACCCGCGGCGTCTTCCATTTCATTATTTTTATTCAAGAACTTCTTGACAAAATTATTAATGTCGCTTTGAGTTTCTTTAACATTGTCCGTATTTTTTACATTATATCTAAATCTTTTTTCTCCAACATTATATTCAAAACCTTTGAAATTTTTATTGAATAATTGATTAGTTTTATTTAAAAAAGTACGAGTTTGTTTTTCTACAACTTCTTCTTGTTCTTTTGACTCCTTGTTGTACCTGTTGAAAAAATCCATAGCCTTTTGCTGTTCTATAGTTAATTTGCTTCCAGCTTTAATTTCTTCATAATATTTAGACTTCGCACCGTCCAGGTGTTGCTTTGCTTGAGCAACTTGCTCCTTCAAAGCTAATTTTTTTCTTCTAATATCTTTGTCCTCATCAACTTCTTCATCGTAAGAAAAGTAGTCGTCCATCATAAAATCTATTTCTTCTTCGTTTAAATGAGGTTTTGATTGCTTATAATATTCTTTTAGTAACGATAAATTATCTAATTCAGAATAATCTTTGTTTAGCTTCACATAATCTTCTAAACTACCACCAGTGTCTTCCATAAAATCAACAAGTTTTTGTATGTTTTCTGGTAGTGCTTTTCCAGTTTCCATAGATTCAGTTATAGCGTCTTCAGCTTGTTCAGCTAAGTCTTCAACTTGTTCTTTTACTTCTTCTTCAGTTATTTCTTCTACAATTGGTGTTTCTTGTGCTTCTGCTTCCGGTTGTACTTCTTTTTGTTTTTCTGAGGCGTTGGCATCTTTAACGAGTTCAACCACTCCTCCGTCGTCAGTGTTGTTTTCAATAACTTCTTCTTTGGTTTCATCTTCTGGTTTTTTATCTAGGTTTACCTTAGTTACATTATCGTCTTGTTTAGTTTCGACATTGTCAAGATTAACTTTAATAACATTGTCATCTTGTTTTTGCTCTACAACTTCTTCAGTTGCAGTTTCTTTTTTCTTTGCCATAATAAAATATTATATAATTAATAAAATTGTTTACTTAGGTTCAAACATACCTAATCCAAATCCACCTCCCATTATATCATTACCTGCTGACTCAAAGTTTTTAGGTGGTTTTTCATTTTTTCTCTGATCTATAAGTTCAGATTGTTGTGTTGCTTGAATCCTTGTTCTTTGATCTTTACGATCTTCTTTTTCTTTATCTTTACGGTTTAAAGAATCCGAGTCCACTTGCCTTATCTGCATGTTGTACTCAAACTCTTTTTGCATTAAAGCCATTTTTAATTCTCCTTCAGCTTGCATTTTCTGCATTTCTAACTGGGCTTCTACTTGAGCTAATTGAGATTTTGATTCTGTAATAGCTTGATTTTTTTGCATTTCTGTTTGCGCTGCAATTTGTTGTGCTTGTGCGTTAGCCATTGCTTGCGCTTGTATATTTTCTTGCTGCATTTTTTGATCTCTTGCTATTTTATCTTTTCTTCTTACTTTTAATAATTGGTTAGCAAGTTTTAAACTTCTTATTTCTCTAATATCAATAGCGTCTTCAAGTTCTATGTTTTGTTGTGCTAAAGCTACTTGTATATTATTTTCTAACAAAGCTTTTTCTTCTTCGTCAGGAGTTAGCTCTATAAATATACCAAAGTCATATAAGTGTAAGTGTTGTAATTCTTCTAACGTAGCAACGTTATGCGCGCCTACTGATTGTATAAACGCTTCTTTTGTAGGTGAGTATTCTATAATGTCAGATATTCTAAGTGACAATTGCTCAGCTGTTTCAGCTGTTAAAAACAAACCAGCTTGTAGTATGTGTCTTGTTGCTGTGTTACTATTAGCTGCTGCTATTTTTTGTATACCAACTAAAGCGTTTTTGTCTGGTGTGCTACCATCTCTAGCTTCGTTTAAACCGGTTACATCTCTTATCATTTGTAGATAATAATTGTAGTTAGCTATTAACGCTTGCATTTTTTGTCCACCAGCTCCACTAGTTATCTCTTGAATAGGTACTTTACCAGGATTCATATCACCTTCACTTGTAAAGCTTCTACCAATTACAGATCCAGTTTGAAAAAACATATTTAAAGCTTCTTGTGGGTTATAATTAGTTCCATTGCCTAAATCAACTTCAGCTAAACCATCAGCATCTAAATAAACACCATCTGGTACCATACGTGACATTACTTGTTGTAGCTTTAAATGCGTTAATTGTATCATATCAGCAAAACCTGTAATACGTTTTACTAACGAATCTATTTTACCTTTGTACATCCTAGGCGCAACTATAGAATAATTCATTTTAACCTTAGTAAAATCACTTTTAGGTCTCATCATATTCTTAGCCATCTCCCATTTAAGTAGTTTATCTGTACCT